ATTTTTCAAGAACGCAGTCTATGTGCTTTTTTCTCTATCTTTACTGAATTTAGCGGGTTCTTTTTATATGTATAGACATATAATGAGTAAACAGCAGATAGTAGAAGTTAAAATTCCTATAGGGGAAGACCTCCGAGAATTGCCTTTACATGCAAGACTTAGAGACTCACAAATACTGCAAGCTATACTTATGACTCACCACCGATTGGGAATACATGAACCCGGATCACAACCAATGTGTCCAATGTGTGGTAGCACCGACTTAAAAACAGTAGAAAAGGTTATATATAATAATGGCAAGACAATCCAAGAAAAAGCCCACAACTAGACAACGCCGCAAAATCCTTCGCCCTAAAACTAGAAACCAAGAAAACTATATGGGGCAGATCAACAAGTCGGATGTTACGTTTTGCTCTGGGCCTGCTGGCTCAGGGAAAACCAGCGTCTCTGTAGGTATGGCCTGTGAGTATTTGATCGAAAAGAAAGTGGACAAGATTATTATCACTAGACCAGTTGTCGAATCTGGAAGAGGCTTAGGCCATCTTCCGGGAACTTTGGTTGAAAAGATAAACCCATATTTAATACCTATATTAGAAGAGATGAATAATTATCTAACTAAGAACACTGTTGAGACCTATAGAAATAGAAACATTATTGAACTGTGCCCCTTAGAATATATGAGAGGGCGAAATTTTCATAACTGCTTTATGATCCTAGATGAAGCGCAAAACGCTACGTTCGAGCAGATCAAAATGTTTATTACAAGAATTGGTAAAGAGTCAAAGGCGGTAATAAATGGAGATTTAAGGCAGTCCGATTTAGGTAAGCAACAAGGAGGTTTGTATACCTGTATGGAAAAATTAGTTGAGGTCTCCGGCGTAGGAGTTTGCGAGCTTGACTATAGCGATATTGTACGAAGTGATATTGTGTCCAAAATCCTCATAAGACTAAACAAGAAAGAAGATGATGATGAACCACCAGTCAAATATTTTTAGAGGGATCTTTTTAGCTTTTATTTTAGTTATAGGAGTTAGAGCTGAATATAACAACCATCAATTAGAGAGAAGACTTAGAATTATCGAAGAGGCAACTTATCATGGGCAGTCGATGCAAACTGATACAGCTATGAAGCTTGAGACGTTCCTTCAGGCTCTTTCTGACGAGCTTCCAATAGAAGTCGAGGCTTACGCTACTGAGGCCGCACAAAAGGTAGCCAGAAAAGTTACAATAGATACGTTGCAAGAATTTGCTGAAAATCTTAAAAAAGTAGATGTCAAACTTGATAAGTGATCCTATAATATCATAGACTATTTATAGGAGTTATATATGCCAACTTATGATTATGAATGTAGCGAGTGCGGCTACTACGAAGAAGTATTCCAGAAGTTCTCTGAAAAACCTCTCGTAAGATGCCCTCAATGCAAAAAGCATAAGTTCAGAAGAGTTATCTTGAATCCACCTCACATTTCAGTGAAGGGTGAGCCTACTACTATTCAACATCTAGCTGATCGCAATACCCAGAAGTTAGGCAAGTACGAGCTACAAGCAAAAGAGCAGGAAGACAACATAGACAAGGTGCGTAAAGACGCAGAAGCTAATAATCGCAGAAGAAACATCAACAAAATGACCGCTGCACAGAAAAAGAACTATATTGAAAAGGGTGAATAATGTCAGAGTTAACTAGATCAGATGTGCCACATAGCGCTGTGGTTAGAATACAAATTAAAATTCATCAACAACTGAAAGATGGTAGCCTTAGCCCTAAATACTTATCCGTAGACGAACTAAATAAGTTAGGGATTGCACCATGTGCAGAAATGAAAATAGACGGTTTTGACAAAAACTCATGCGTTAAAAATGTGCTAGATAAATTGGAGAAATTAAATGGCTAGATGGGAAAACGAAGGTCTGGAGGGTCTTGACCTACCAGAGCCTGACAATAAAATTTCAACTTACTTTGGTTTAGGAGCAGAAGAATCAGCGCCTAATGATGCCTTCGTAAAAATTGTTGACAATAATGGATTCAAAACCCATTATATAAAATTTGGTAGAGGTGAACTGCTTGATCCTTTGGGAGCAGATAAAGGAAAGCACAATCGCCCTTATTTTGATTACAAAAAAGTAAACCAAAAAGTTTATGCTTACTATATGCAATACTTAGAAAATAGAGAGCGTATCTTTTTGACTAGAGCTAGACGAGCATTAATGGAGATAAACTAATGACAAAAAAAGGACCACTCTCTAAGAAAGAGAAAGCCTACATCGAGGAAAACAAAACTCTTCCTGTAGGAGAATTATCTGAGGAGCTTGACAGATCAGAAGCTTCCATCAACAAGCATATTGCCACACTAAAAGACGATGACAAGCCACAGAGCATCGCTGGTGAGCAATTCGCTAGAAACCAAAAGTATGGCGCCACAATCATGACTGAAAACGCTTCTATGGCTGGTGACGCAACTAAGGGTAGACGACAACCAGAAGAGAAAGAAGTCAATGTCCCAAAAAGACATAGAGGGGCTATCCATAAAATCAAAGGAGACTAGTAAATGATTTGCACAGTAAGGGATGACCACATCCGCAAGCTGATTATGGAAGACATTTCTATGACTTGGAAATGCACTCTAAACGATGGAACTGTAGTATGGGGTGATTACGAAAGACCCGGAGTTGAGGAAAGCCCTTGGCTCAGACTGCAAAGATATTGTGAAGAAAACGACAAGTGTATTTGTAAAGCTCAGGTTATTGTAATGGGAGCCCCAGAAGAGATTGTCTTTGAAGATGAGAACGGTCTTGATGGTTTCTTCATAGCTAGAGGTTTCTCTAGAGATATTGATATGGCAACCGGAGAAGGCCCAACCTTTCAGCACATGACCTTTGCTTTACTAGAAGACAACCTAGAGTTTGTTGATGTTAAAAAATACAGCTGGCCAGAATGTGAGTTTGAAGAATTCTCACAAAGAAGGCAGGCTTCACAAGAAAACCTTTCTTTTATGATATGGCGTAATGGCGAAACAAAGAAGTCAAGCGAGCAGGTTCAAGTCACCCTCAACGGGTGAGTATTGTACGGTAGGGCAGTATCTGGCTGAGATCCTCGTACAGCGTAAGGCAGAGAAAGATAATGTAGGATCTCTGTCTTACAAATTCTGGAACAAAACCCGCAAGAAGCAGTATGAGCTGCAGATACAAAAAGTATATCAACTTATTCGTGTTTTTGGTGAAGAAGCGGTATATGATTATATTATAAAGAAGAACAAGCGAGTCTATAGCGCCGCACCCAAATGGGTTAAAGACGAGATAGAGAAACACAAGAAACGGCTTGACCGAAGACCTGAAAAGAAAACCGCAGAAGTCATTGAAGTTAATAAAGATAACATTGAATCACAGCCAAGAAAAACATTTGGAAGAAAAACACTTTTTACGAAATTGAGGAACAGTGATGGCGAAGACAAAGAAGAATGATCCCTCCTTTATTAAAGACATTGTGAAAAAATATGGCAATGTAATATCAACAGGAAATCAGATATTAGAAAGACGAAAAGATTACAAGATTGTCAACGTTAGCCCCGCTATTGACTTGGCCCTTAATGGAGGTATAAAGGAAGGCTCTTGGGTTATCCTGACAGGCGACCCTAAATGTGGCAAAACTACTACCGCGTTACAGATTGCGGCAAACTGCCAAAAAGAAGGAAGGCCCATCATATATCTTGATGCCGAAGGTAGACTCAAAGAAATGAACCTGCTTGGTGTTGATGGTCTCGACAAAGAAAAGATGCAGGTTATCCATTCTGAAGATGAGCCTTTGAGTGCAGAGACCTTTTTAGATATTGCCGTTAAATTAGTTAGCGCAAAAGAAAATGAAGGTTGTGTCTGTATTATTGACTCGACATCTGCTCTTATGCCAGCAAAAGAACTAGATGGAGATATGACTCCCGGACGAGCAGGACTACCAAAGGTGCTATCTGTTTTTTGTAAAAAAATGGGTCAGATTGTACCAAACCAAAAAGCCACTCTAATTATCATTACACACTTCATTGCCAATACCTCTGGCTATGGCGCATCTAGGATGCCGGACTGTGGTAGAAAAATCCAATACCAAGCTGATACAAGAATGGAAGTAAAGTCTGTCAGTCCTTGGGTTCAGAGCGACCGTCAAGTCGGGCAGGCCGTCAACTGGAAAGTAATATGTTCATCAATGGGTTCTCCCGGAACTGAGTGTCAAAGCTGGATTAAGTATGGAAATGGCATTGATAAGATTCAAGAGATCATCATGCTAGCTTTAGATATTGGACTCATAGCTAAAGCAGGAGCTTGGTTAACGTGTGAGTTCATGTTGGGACATGCTGATGTAGTCAAAAAAATTAAACCAGAGATTAACGAAGAAGACTCAGAAGCCGTGCTTAAAGCCGTCAAGTTTCAAGGGCAGGAGAGACTGTATAATTTTCTACTTGCAAATGAGGAAGTCTTTGGTATACTTGAAAAAGAAATAAAGGGCATGCTTTAATGGACGTATCTGGTCTTGACGGCAAAACTTGGAAATGGAACCCTTCTAGAAGCCAAGCTTCAGTAGATGAAAAAAACAGATCTTCTTTGCATAAAAAAGCAAGATTAATCTTGAAAGAAGTCTATCCTTATGATAGAATACTAGAGGAAGTAACACTTCCGGGAACTAAAACAGGTTCTAGAAGAACCCTTTTATATGCAGATCTGTATATACCAAACAGAGATTTAATCGTAGAGGTTCATGGAGAACAGCACTTTACCTTTAACTCATTTTTCCACAAGGATAAGATGGCATTTTTTAAGGCTCAAGCAAGAGACAAAGACAAAAGAGCTTGGTGTAAACTAAATCACATAAACCTTATTGAACTTAACTACAACGAGTCTGAAGAAGAATGGAGAGAAAAATTTGACTAACGAACAAAAGGCGAATGAATTTCTCCAGAAGGTTGATGACTGGATTGAAGATAGAAACGTAGACCTAACAAAAGCGAATGAAGAGGTCGATGGAATTATGGCCTTGACGGTATCGGAGTTAAGGTCTCTCGACCAGCAAAAGGCACTTTCTTTTAGTTTTGTTCTATTTTCACATGCAGAATATTTACAGTCGTTACATAATAAAGAGAAGACAATAGTTAACTTTTGCACCGACAGTATCTGGTTTATAGTCGCAGACAAAATGGACAACTATGGTGGCCAGTATGCTAAATGGGAAATGAGATACTATTCTGCGATTAAAGAAAACCCAATGGCATCAGAATTAAATAGATTGAAATTATCAGCTGAAGCTAGAGTAAATCGAATATCAGGAAAGATTGACTCGGTAAAAAAGATGGCTACAGTTCTTCACGATATTGGAAAAAGACGAGGTTATTAATGAGTATCATACAGACAGCTAAAGACCTTCTGAGAAAAGGCATAGCGCTCAACGACGAAGAGTTAATACAAATGGCAAATTCTCTCTTAACCGAACAAGGGGATTCCGAAACACCTGTCCAGCCTGCAGAAGAAGAGGTTGTTACGCGGGATTCTTCGGTTGAGAGAGCCTCTGCCGATGACTTTGTGGTTAAAAGAGAGCAGCCACAGCAGAGAAGGGTCGCTGTTAACGAAATAAGCTCTAGGAAAAACAGCTTTGTGGACGATGGAACAGAGCATACGGATATGGAAACACCAGACTTTGTTCCTACACAAAGGCGAAAAGCGCCTAGAAAAGTCAAGCAATCCTGTGAAACCTGCTCAAAGACATTTGAGGTTCCAGAAGTTCACCGCAGAGAGTGGTTCGTGTGTGACAAATGCTTGGAGAACAGAAGAAGATAATGTCAGCACAAGATAACATAGATCAAATTGCACTTAGCATAATTGGAACGAAGGGAATTTTTGTAGAGGCTGGGTGCAATCATTACAAAGACCAAAGCAACAGCTTTGCTCTAGAGGAATCCGGTTGGTCAGGCATAGCCATAGACTTTCAGCAACAATACAGAGATGGTTATCGTCGCCATAGACCCAAGACTAAATATGAGTGTTGTGCAATCGTAGGCAAAAACCATAAGGGCGACACTATTGATGCCTTTGGTATGGGTTTTGCGGCAAATTGTTCACAGCCTCCGGTAGGTGAGGTTTTAATTGCCTATGAAGACGAAAACGGTGATGTAAAAGTAGAGAATAAAACAAGTACATGTGTCGCCGCGAAAACACTGCAAACAATTTTTGATGAACATTCGCTTACAGATATTGACTTTTTGTGCGTAGACCTAGAGGGTTACGAGCATGAAGCAATATCGGGAATAGATTTTGATAAGACAAGCATCAAGGTAATCTGTACTGAAATGCATGATGTGCCAGACTATAAAGATTATGATTATATGGAGTCTTTAGGATACAAAAACTTTTATAACTCTAGTCCAGACGGAGACCAATACAAGGATGTTGAGTGGCACAAATGGTTTGCCAGAAAAGACATAGAGTTAGATCTCAATTTTTTAAAGGAACTATAATGTTTAAGAACAGACTACAACAAATTATTGCTGAGCGAAAAGCCGCAAAAAATAATAAAGAGACACCATCAGAAGAGTCAGTTAGTGAAGCTGATGTCCGAACAAGGGGCGAGATCAGGCGTGAAGAGAAAGAAGATCGCAAGGAAGATCGTCAGGAAAAAGTCAAAGAAAAACGGGAATACCGATTAGAGAAGCTGAACGCTGTCAAAGAAAAGATTTATGCGGTCGCTTCAAAGAGAAAGTGGTTGTTTTTTATCATAGCAGGTGCTATAGTAGCGTACCTAGTTATCTTCAAAGGTGGTTTTGGAGGTGGTGATATTTTAACTAAGATCAAAGGACTTTTTGGATAATGAAAAAAGCACTAACTTTAGAATGGAAAGATTTTCTACTCGGCGTATTCTTGAGCGCGACTATTTGTATGGGGTTCTATATTTTTAGAGGAATGTAAATGAACTTAGGTATGCTTGCAATTACAACGGCTTCAATCATGTATTTAGTTGTATGTACTTCTTGTATAAAACAAAAAGATTACCCACATGCCCTGATGTGGTTTTCTTATGCGATGGCTAATATTGGATTACTATGGTACGAGATCAAAAAGATAAACGGAAACTAGAGGACTTAGCTGCAGAGAGAGCTGTACTATCTGGCTTATGCCAGTACGGTCTTGATGCTTTACTAGAGTCTGACTATCTTGAAGCAGAACACTTTACAGACGCAACAAATCAGATGTTGTTTAAGTGTGTCAAAAAGTCTCTTCAGGATGTGAACAAGGTAGAGTTATCATCAATCCTTTCCGCCGCTAACCAACTTGGGTTTTATGAAAATTTAAACAACCAAGAAGAGGTAGGGTTTCTAAGGTCTTTGTTCAACTTCCCAATACACAAAGAAAATGTTGGGTTCCACGCCGCAAAATTAGCCAAATTGCAAATTGCCAGAGATGTCAAGAAAACTCTAGCTGTTTGCTCAACTAGAATAGATAAGATAACCGGCGATGAAGATATTAATGATATAATCTCTATTATAGAAACGCCTGTATTAGATGCCACTGCAAAGATATATCAAAGGTCTGATAATAAACCAGAGGTTATTGGCAATGAAGTAGCTGACTATGTTGAGTTTTTATCTGAGAACAAAAGCGACATGCTTGGAATTAGCACAGGCTTTCCGACTTATGATGAGGCTATAGGCGGTGGCTTGCGTAGAAAGTGTGTGGATTTAATTGCTGCAAGGCCAAAGGTTGGTAAGTCGATGTTTGGAGATGCGGTTGCTATGCACGTATCAAAAAACTTGGATATTCCCGTTCTTGTATTAGATACAGAGATGTCCAAAGAAGATCACCTAAACAGGATGCTTGCAAATATTAGTGGTGTAGAGATAAATACAATATCAAGCGGCAAGTTTGCAGACAATGAGCTCAACCTTGAAAAAGTTGAGATGGCAGCCAACCAGCTTGAGGAAATTCCTTACCACTACGTTAGTATCGCTGGTCAGCCTTTCGAGAATATACTAAGTATTATGCGTAAGTGGATATATCAAGAGGTTGGATTTGATGAGACCGGCAGAACTAAAGATTGCTTAATAGTATATGATTATCTCAAGTTAATGAGCTCTGATAGCATTTCTAATTCTATGCAGGAGTTTCAAGTCTTGGGCTTTCAAATAACACAGCTACACAACTTCTGTGTTAAGTATGATGTCCCCTGTCTAAGCTTTGTACAGCTAAACAGGGATGGTATTACAAAGGAGTCAACAGACGTAGTTTCTGGGTCAGACAGATTAATCTGGCTTTGTACTAGCTTCTCTATATTTAAGATGAAGTCAGATGAGGAAATTGCCGATGATGATGAAGACAATGGTAATAGAAAGTTAGTTCCTATTGTAGCTCGACATGGTGCAGGATTGGACGATGGCGACTATATAAATATGAACATGTTTGGTAAGTTTGGCAAGTTGGTAGAGGGAGAGACTAGAAATGCTCTAAGAAAGAACTCTACCGTCCGAGATAAAGGTTTTGTTTCCGAAGATGGAGAGCAACCAGCAAATATTGAAGATCTCTAATCAGCTATTCTCAAAGCTCCCTGAGCTATTGAAATATCTTGAAATTGATTTTATTGAGTACCCTAACAGATATGCTTTTGCATGTCCAATTCATGGTGGAGACAATCCAGAAGGATGCTGCATTTTTCTAGATGGTAACAGCGTAAAAGGCAACTGGAACTGCTGGACAAATCACTGCGAGTCGGATCACGGTAGAAATCTATTTGGCTTTGTAAAGGGCGTCCTTGCAAACAAGGCTGACGGTAATCCTAATATATATGAGACCGTTAAGTTTTGCATGGATTTTCTAGGGTTAAGCGAGTCTGAGCTTAAGGACATCAAGAATGTAGATTCCAACAATGATTTAAAACTGCTTGAAATTTTTCACAGAGACCCAGAAAGATCAGCTCCTTCCGTAGATAGAGATTTAATTTTACAGGAATTAAACATACCGGCTAGTTATTATATTAACAGAGGCTACAGTGAGGAGACTCTTTCAAAATTTGATGTGGGACTTTGTAGCAAAAAAAATAAGCCAATGTCTAATAGAGTTGTTGTCCCAATCTATGATGAAGGCTATAATTATATTGGATGTATAGGCCGGACGGTCTACGAAAATATGAAACCTAAATGGCTGCACAGTAGAGGGTTTAGAAAAAGCTCTTACCTGTACGGCCTAAATTTATCTAAAGACAAAATACTAGAAACCGGCACTGCGTTTATAGTTGAGGGGCAAGGAGATGTTTGGCGACTGCACGAAGCGGGTATAGAAAACTGTGTTGGAATATTTGGCGCGAACATGAGCGATGACCAGTTGGTTTTACTAGAAAAAAGTGGAGCATTAAATTTGGTAGTCCTCACAGATTACGATGAAGCTGGACATAGAGCCGCCGAACAGATAATGAAGAAATGTGGTAGGCGATTTAATTATTATAGACCAGACATATCGCAAAAAGATATTGGCGATATGACAATAGAACAAATAAACAATGAAATACTTGAACAATTAGAAGGAGTATTAGTATGACTAGAATCTTGGCATTTGCTGGGAAAAAACAATCCGGCAAGAATTCATGTTGCTCATTCTTACATGGATACCAAATGAGGTCTTATAATGTAATAGAGGGTTTTGATCTCTCTACAGATGGGCATCTCGTTATAGATACAGTCTCTGTAAACAAAGATGGCGAGAAAAAAACCACAAAAGGCGCCCTTGATGTTACGCGCACTGACCTTGAGTTTGGCATGTGGGCGGCAGAGAGCATGTGGCCGTTCATTAAACATTACTCTTTCGCATCATCTCTCAAAGAGATAGCTACTGGTCTTTTTGGGTTAACAAAGCCACAGTGCTATGGCACAGATTTGGATAAGAACAGTTTGACTTGGATTAGATGGGAAGATATGCCCGGTTATGAAGGTGAGAACGAAGGTAGAATGAGCGCTAGAGAATTTCTACAGCATTTCGGGACGGATATTTGTCGCAAGATTCATCCAGATATTTGGACTGATAGAACATTGAGAAACATCAGGGAAGAAGAATCCCTACTTGCTGTTGTCTCAGACTGTAGATTCCCCAATGAAGCCGAAGCGGTTCAAAGAGCCGGTGGTAAAGTTATACGACTAACTAGAGGAGATGATTCAAATGACTCACATTCTAGCGAACTAGAAGTAGACAATATAAAATACGATGCTGTGATTGATAATAAAGATCTCAGTCTTCTCGAAACGAATAAAGAAGTTATTTCTCTCTTAGAAGAATGGGGTTGGTTGGGAGATGTGATACAACCCGCAGTGCCGGAACCAGTTGAGGACAAACCTCAGCTTGTTGGTGGCATCAAGAAAATCAAGGAATAAATATGTTAGTTACATACATACGTAGCTCCAGTTACAACAACTTTGAATATTGCCAAATGCAGTACTTTATGACTTATGTTTTAGGCCATCAAAGTGTGTCCGGCAAGAAAGCTCAGTTGGGAACTGTCGTCCATAAAGTTATGGAGGTTCTAGCTGGCTGTAAAAAGCTACACCAAGACAAGGCCGAGCTATTGCTTGAGGATGACGCTATCGGAGAGGTCGAGTTTACTAAACGTAGACTCGGAACAAAGAAATTTGTAAACGAAATCCTTAAGCGTAGCTACGACCATTACACATCTAATTGCACTCATCATTACACTAACGCTGACTATAAGTTTTGTGATAAAACGACTTGGGAAGCGTTGACTTATGAAGATGGAACCTTTGATCCTCGCAACAGAAATATCGTAGCCGCTGAACCGCAGTTTGATATTGCTATAGAGGAGGACTGGGCCAAATATGAGTACGATATGCCAGATGGGACTACCGTTGAAGGTCGGCTAGCTATTAAAGGTACTATTGACTTAGTGACCGAAGTTGATGACGGAGTTATCGAAGTTATCGACTGGAAGACAGGACGCAGGCTTAACTGGGCTACAGGAGAAGAGAAGACTTATGAGAAGCTGTGTAAAGACCCACAATTAATGCTGTATCATTATGCAATTTCTAAGCTTTTTCCTGAATATGAAGACGCGATTATGTCGATATACTTCATTAGAGATGGTGGGCCGTTTAGTATTTGCTTTGAGGAAAGCGACAGGCAGAAGTTCTTGGGGATGCTGAAGGACAGGTTTGAAGAGATTAAGAAGACAACCAAACCAAGACTGCTTTCTAGGAATCAATCTCACTGGAAATGTCAAAAGCTTTGTGACTTTTGCAAAAAGGATTGGCCCGGAACTAATGAGAGCATGTGTAGGCATGTTAGCAATCACTTAGAACAGTTTGGAATGTTAGACACAATACAAGAATGTACAAGAGAAGGTTTTGATGTTGGATATTATGAGGCACCCGGATAATGATTGAGATAAAAATTACAGAAGAAATGAAAAAGCGCGCTTGGGCTAAGTCTAGAGAGATGGGCGTAATACGCAACTCCATCATGAAGGGCGGCGGAAATATCGCAGGTTTTTTAGGAGAAGAGGTTGCAAACGTAGTTATTGATGGTACAATTAATAACACATACGATTACGACATAGTTTCTAAGTCGGGCATCAAGTACGATGTTAAGACAAAGAGATGCACCTCAGAACCTAAACCGTTCTACGAGTGTTCAGTTGCTAATTTTAACACAAAGCAAAAATGCGACAGGTACGCATTTGTTAGGATTGAAAACAAGAACAAGCGATGGGGTAGAGCTTGGGTCTTAGGATGGCTAGAGCATGATGAATATTTTGAAAAAGCCAAGAAGCTGACTAAAGGCCAGATAGACCCGTCTAATGGGTTCATAGTTAGGGCTGACTGTTACAATGTTGCAATCTCAGACTTAAAAAGATTTAGACACAGAAAGACTACATAGGATTATTTAGATGAGTTGGACTCCACTAAATGTAAAAACTCACTTCAGTCTACAGCGAGGCTTCTCAAAGCCAGACAAGTTAGCTAAGAAGTGTAAAGAGTTTGGATATAAAGCGTGCGCAATCACTGATATTAACACTATATCAGGGGCAGTTACATTCTACAAAGAGTGCAAGAAGAACGACATTAAACCCATTATGGGATGTACTCTAGAGTTTGATAATGGCAAAAAGAAAACTGTTATCGCCAAGAATAAAGCTGGCTGGTACGCGCTGATTGACCTCGTTTCTAAAAAGAGCATGTACGAAGACGAAGTAGTGTACAAACTAACAGAAGCTTCTCTTGATAAAAACCTTATCTGTATAGACGGACTTAAGCAATATTCTGCATATTATGTAGAAGAGAGCGAAGCAGAGGTTCATAGGATACTCTTGTGTTCAGGCATGAAGACTACAATGTCTAAAGCCAAAGGCAAGCTAGACTCTTTTAAGCATTTGAAGCCCTTTTTCTCGTCAGACAAGTTTTACTTACCGACTATAGAAGAAGTCAAGTCTAAGTACACTGACGAACAGATTACTATGAGCAATGAAATAGCAGATCAGTGTGAAGAATACGATATTCTAGGCCAGCCAATGTTGCCTAAGTTCGATTGTCCAGAGGGCTACACCGAAGACGAATACCTCAAGCAACTATGTAGAGATGGTTGGCGAACGTTACTTACTGAAACTGGCAAGGTAGCGGACGAAAACAAAAAGCAAGAGTATCTCGATAGAATCAAGAACGAGATGGATGTTATCTTCGATGCTAGACTGTCTGGGTATTTCCTGATCGTTCAAGATATTGTAAACTTTGTTAGAGAGCAAGATTGGTTGCCGGGGCCGGGAAGAGGTTCTGCTGCGGGATGTTTGATCTCTTACTTGATTGGTATCACAGAGATTGATCCGATTGAATATGATCTGATTTTTGAGAGATTTTACAACGCAGGACGTAATACCGAAGACCATGTGTCTTTACCCGATATTGACTTAGATGTACCGGCAGAAAAACGCGATGAAGTTATTGCTTATATTAAGACAAAATACGGTGAAGATAATGTATCACAGATGATTACGTTTAATAAACTACAGGGGCGAGCAGCACTCAAAGAGGTTATGAGAATCAACAGTAATGTTTCTTTCTCTGAGATGAACGAGCTTACTAAGAACATCCCCAATGAAGCAGATGTATCAGACCTTTTAGAGCAAAGCGGAGAGAAATCTTTAATCAAATGGACTCTATTATATCAGCCAGAAATTCTAGATAGATGGTGTAAAGTCAATAGTGAAGATGACTTAATTGGGCCCCTATCTTCTGTGTTTCAGCAGGCTATGGATATTGAGGGTACTATAAAGTCTCAAGGCAAGCACGCCGCCGGAGTGATTATATCATCAAATAAATTAAATGAAGTGTGCCCAATGGTACAGGACAAAAACAACAACCTCGTCGCTGGTTTTGAGATGGGAGATCTTGAAGAACAGGGACATGTTAAATTCGATATTTTAGGCATTGACCTACTAAGTAAGATAATGGAGATAAAAGAATAATGGATATCAAAAAGGATTACAAGTCAGTCATCTTTTCTGGATGTGCGATTGAGTATAAGGATATTAGTTTATGCAATTTAGGAAACTATATTCCATCAAGAAATGGGATGTCTCGTACTTATCAAGTACACTCTAAAAGGTTAAAGTTTAGCAAAATTTATAAGAGTATCGACGATGCCGTTGATATGTTCATAGAACTAAAAAGGAAAGTGTAATGAATTATAGAGATATTATTGTTTTTGACTTTGAAACAGGATCTAGAAACCCACATAAGACGCAACCCACCCAGATTGCGGCAATAGCGCTTCATGGTAGACGGTTAACATTGCAGCCCGGCGGCGTATTTAATAGCGAAATCAGACCTATTCTTGATGACAAGAAGGCTATTGAAATGGGGTTCGATCCTATCGAAGAGGAAGCTCTTCAAATTACCGGAAAGAACCGTAAGGATTTAGCAAAAGCGCCCTCACCAAAAAGCGTTTGGGGGAAGTTTGAGGATTTCTGTAACAAGTTTAATTTTAGAGGAACCTCTTATACAGCTCCAATCGCAGCAGGCTACAATATTATTGGCTTTGACCTGCCAATCGTCCAAAGAATGTGCGACATGCACGGAACAACTGACTCAAGAGGAAGACAGACTATCTTCAATCCAATTTTTAAATTAGATTTGATGGATATGGTATTCTCTTGGACGGAGAACAACAAGGACTTCAAGAGCCTCAGTATGGACTTCCTTAGAGAGTATATGGGTTTTCCTGAAGAGAGCAAACAGAACGCTCACGATGCCCTACAGGACGTTAAGGACACGGCTAACATATTGATTAAGTTCTTGAAGTTCCAGCGTAACATTTCAGAAAAAACCAAGTTTGAGAAAGCATTTGCAAATGGCGACTTCTACGTTTAATATTGATGATTATAGTGATAATAAAACTTGGGATCTAATCTGTGAAGGATACACCAAAGGAGTCTTTCAGTTAGAATCTCAGCTCGGTAGATCTTGGGCAAAAAGAGTGCGACCAAGAAATATTGAAGAACTAGCTGCATTAATTTCGCTTATTCGTCCCGGCTGTTTGAAGGCTTTTACCGAAGGTAAGTCGATGACACAGCACTATGTTGACCGTAAGGCAGGCATTGATGAGGTTAAGTATCTGCATGATAGTCTTGAGCCAATCTTGAAAGAGACATTTGGGGTTCTTGTATATCAAGAGCAATCTATGAAAATAGCGCAACAGCTTGCTGACTTTGACCTCAAAGAAGCGGACAGCTTACGAAAGGCTATCGGCAAGAAAAAAGCTGGCCTTATGGCTGAGATTAAAGGTTCCTTTGTGCAGGGTGCAACCAACAAAGGTATTAACGAAGAGACATCAGAAGAAATATTTGGATGGATTGAAAAGTCAAACAGATACGCATTTAATAAATCACATGCTGTTTCATATGCAGTTAACGCATACAGAAGTGCCTACTGCAAAGTTCATCGACGAGTTAGATTTTTTGAATCCTACCTTAATCACGCTCAGAGAAAGCCAGATCCACAACAAGAGATAAAGGAGCTAGTGTCTGATGCTAAGCTGTACGACATAGAGGTGCTACCTCCTAGACTTGGGCATTTCTACACAGACTTTACGGCTAATGGAGAGAAAATATATTTTGGCATTACAAACGTAAAAGGGGTTGGCACTGCAGAATCTAGAAAGATGCTTGATTTAATCCCTCAGATAGAGAAGAGACTTGACAAAGATTTCTCAGAATTCACTTGGCTAGATACGCTTTTAACATTAGGCTTCAAAGTAAACAAGACATGCATGGAGTCTCTAATAAGTGTCGGTGCGTTCAACGGCAAAAAGAATCGCATGCACAGAAATGAGATGATGTATGAGTATAAAAGTTATAGAAGTCTTTCACAGAGGGAAAGAGAATGGTTGAGCGAAAACTATAACTCAGATGATACGCTAATCTATGCTATAGATAATATGATAAACAACCTTAAGATAAACTCAAATAGGTTAATTAAAGTATTTGATATTAGAAATATGATTGATTCTCCCCCATTCGATCTCACAGATCATGAAGGCTGGATAGCTGATACAGAGAAGAAATACATGGGGACTTCGCTTACATTTTCAAAGACTGACGGCATACAGAGTTCTTTAGTAAACTGCACCTGCAAAGAGATTATCAACGGCAGGACTGGCAAAGTTAATGTTGCCGTTCATATTAATTCTTTACGCGAATATGTCACTAAGAATGGTAAAAATCCCGGTCAAACAATGGCTTTCTTAAGCGTAGAAGACTCTAGCGCGACTCTAGACTCAGCGGTTATGTTTCCTGATGCATATGATGAATTCAAAGGTATCATGTATGAGGGCAATACAGTGCTGCTATTTGGACAAGTTTCTAAGAAAAAAGATACCAGTTTGATAATTAACAAAGTGTCTGAAGTCTAGTATAATGCTATAATCTCTTATAGTATCAAATTTGATAGGAGATTAAATGAATAATTGTACTTTAATAGGAAGGTTCGTAGCCGATCCAGTTATAAGAGATGTTGGCAAAACAAAGCTTGTTACCTTTTCTTTGGCTATCGAAGAGTACAGAAAAGACAAAGATGGAAACAAAAAGAAGAGAGTTGACTTTTTTGACTTTGAGGCTTGGGATAGTGGAGCAGAAACAATAAACGAGTTCTGTAATAAAGGCGACATTATAGCTGTAACCGCAGCTGCTCGACAGCAGAAGTGGACTAACTCAAATGATGAACATAGACAGAAGGTAGTTTTTCGTGTCCAAAATTTTAGAATATTCTCAGGCAGAGAAAATGGCTAGTATAGAAGCCCAAGTAGATGATAATATAGATATTATTATATATCTCATCACGGAGTTTAACAATACTACAGATACATATGACTTTGAGGATCTACTTCAGGTAGGTTTTCTAGGTATGTTAAAGGCTATAAATAAATTTGATGAGAGCAGAGGAGAGCTGAGAGATTACATCTTTTGCTCTGTTAGGAATTCATTGATAAAATTTTTGAAGAAAGAATTGCAATGGAAAGAAAACATAAAGCTAGAACCAAATATCTCGCCTGATTGGAATGATAACTACGAAGCTATTGAATTTGATAATATCTTGAAGGCTTATTCTAAGAAGCTTATTCCTCTTGAAAGTAAAATACTAGAGCTTAGGTTTAGCGGCATGACTAGAAAGCAGATATGTGAAGAAACTGCCCTAACAAAGAATGAGTACTACACTTTTCTCTACTCAGCAATAGGAAAGATAAAAAGGTATGAGACGTAAAAAAATTCTATTCTGTTCAGAGGGTCACTTCCTACCGACTGGCTATTCTGTATATACTAACCAAGTTTTATCTAGACTGTCCGCTGATCCTAGATTTGAGGTCGCGGAACTCGCCTGTTACACAGACACTGCGACGGCAGCAAAACATCAAAAAGACTGGTTGATATTCCCTAACCAACCACCGAAAAACGCCGAAGACTGGGAGTTCTACAAGAGTAACCCATCTTACGAGTTTGGAGACTATACCTTCAACCATGTGCTACTTGAGTTCATGCCAGATTTTGTTATGGATATTAGGGATTGGTGGATGTTTGAATTCCAACAGAGGTCTCCGTTTAGAGATTTATTTAATTGGTGCATAATGCCAACCGTAGACGCAAGCCCACAAAATGTACAGTGGATGGACACCTTCTCTACAGCGGACGCTGTGTTTGCGTACTCTGAATTTGGTAGAGATGTCATGATGAAGCAGTCCAAATCTTTGAATTTCATAGATCTAGCACCTCCTTGCGCAAGCCAAGAGTTTTTCCCAGCGAGCAATAAGGAGCTACATAGAGACCGTCTAGGCATAGATCCTTCTTGCTTTATATTTGGAACAGTAATGAGAAATCAAAGGCGTAAGCTTTATCCAGACCTATTTAAAACATTCAGGCAGTTTTTAGATGTCACTAAAGCGAACGATGCATATCTCTACTGCCATACATCTTATCCCGATATTGGCTGGCAAATACCGGAACTGCTACAAGAATACGGTTTGACTAATAGGGTTCTGTTTACTTACAAATGTAAAAACTGTGGCGATCTAAGGGCATCGTTTTTTGATGACGTTATTTCTCATTGCTACAACTGCGGCACCTTCAAGAGGGAGCTAGTTGGCATAAACAACCAGCTTGATCGCCAAGAGCTAGCACAGATTTACAATCTGTTTGATGTATACGTTCAGTATGCTAATTCTGAGGGCTTTGGCATGCCTCAGCTAGAAGCAGCACAATGTGGTCTTCCAGTAATGACAGTGGATTATTCTGCTATGCAGTCTGTAGCAAACAATATAGGCGCTATAAAGATACCGCCATTGTCTATGTATACTGAATGTGAAACTGGATGCGAAAGAGCA